GCCTGCTGCCTGCTGCTGCTGCCTGCTGCCTGCTGCTGCCTGCTGCCTGCTGCCTGCTGCCTGCTGCCTGCCGGCCCGCCGACGAAGAATCAAGCACTTACACGGGTTACGCCATTTCGGGCCCGATGCTCCCCTTATGTGCACGCTCGCCCGGGAAACCCCCTCAGCACTATTTCAAAAGGAAAACGGAGTCGAGCACATCGGGCCGGCCTGCCTGCAGATCGATGGGACGGGCCTGCCGTGCCGACGGGAAATCAAGCACTTGCACCGGAAACGCCATTTCGGGGTCGACGCTTTCCCTACGTGTGCGCCTGGCGGGGGAACCCCCTCAGCACTATTTCAAAAGGAAAATCGGGCCAGGAAAATCGGGCCGGCCCGGCACCTGGTGCGCGCCTGGCGCGGATCGACCCGCCAGGGCACGGGCGGGCTGTCGTCCTGGCCGGTCTCGCCTGGGCGCGACGGACAATCAAGCACTTGCACGGGAAACGCCATTTTGGGGCCGCAGCTCCACCCATGCACCCAGCTGGGCGGGAAACCCCCTCAGCACTATTTCAAAACCAAATCGGGTTGCCCAATCCCTCCCAGGCCGGCAACCTTCACCCACGAGCATCCGCACCGGAGAGCTCAGAACAGGAGCGCACCATGACTGAAATCGACGCACGCATCCATTACCGGGTCGACCCGGACTACATCCGCCACCTGATGGACAAGGCGGGCCTGTCCCAGCGTGAATTCGCCCGGCTGATCGGGGTCAACGATGCGACGGTGCGCCGCTGGGTGATGTACCCGCCGCGGGCGGAGATGCCGTACACCGCCCAGGTGTGCCTCGAGATCCTCGTGGATCGCATGGCCGAGCGCATGCGTGCGGAGCGGGAAACTGCTGCCGTGGATCAGGAATCCGCGCCGGATCACCAGGCCGGCTAGCACCTGGTCGACGTTGAATCAGGCACTTACGCGAAATACTCCAGATTGGGCCTGTCGCTTATAGACGGGTCCATTCATTTCCGAAAACCCACTCAGCACTATTTCAAAACCAAATTGGATTGGCCCAATTCGCCCGGGCCGATTCATCCTTTCGCGCTCAGATTCCAATGGTGGCCAGCATCAGTCGGTATTCCGTCAATGCCTGCGCCGCGAATGAATCCCGACTTTTCCAATTGCTGCTTGTCGCTGTCATGGCATGGCTTGCATACCGGCTGCCAATTGGAGCGATCCCAGAACAGCTTGCGGGCGGCCTCGATCTTGCGCTGATCCTTGGCATGCAATGCCTCGCGCATCCGGTGCGCGCGGATGTGGTCAACGACAGTGGCCAGCGTCGCCCTGCCCTTCGCCTCGCACAGGGCGCACATCGGGTGTGCCTGCAGGAACGCGGCCCGAGCGCGCTGCCACCGTCCGTCGTAGCCCCTGGCTGCGGTCTTCATTCGTCGCCGTACCGTTCGCGGGCCCACTCGTTGCGCCCGAGCCCGTAGTCGTCCGCGATGTCGATGGCGAAGTCCTGCTCGTCGCGCATCTCCTCCAACCGGCTTCTGGCCTCTGCCCGCTTCTGGAGCCCCTCGCGGTCGTTGCGGGAGGCGGGAGGCGTGGCCGGCTGCTTCATCACCCGCGGGAACCGCTTGGTCGGCGTGCGGGTCAGGGGCGTGTCGATGGTCGCGGGCGGTGGCACTTTGGTCTTGGTCTTGACCGCTGCCCGCAGGACTTCTCCGTCATCGAACCGCATCACCTCCTGCGTGACGAACTTGCCGCGGCATTTCAGGCACTGGCGCTTGCGCAGGATCACCGACTCGGAGATGGACTCGCTGCGCGTCTCGGTGACCTTGGTCGGGCCGCCGCACTGGCATCGCATCATGGCTTCACCTCGCGCTTGTCGAGCCAGTCGAGGGAGAGCCGGACGATGGCCGGCATGGTGAGCATGTTGGCGGGCTTGCCGCCATTGCGCAGGGATCGCATGGTGATTGACTGGATGATTGCCGGGGCGTAGCTGATGAGCTGCGGCTCGGGTTGGCCTTCGTTGGTGCCGCCAAGGGCATCGATCAGGGACTGGGTGGCACGCTCTACCCGCCATGGGTACATGCCAGTCCTGCGCGCCTCGATCAGGTCGAGCACCGCGCTCTTTGCTGCAGTGGCGAGATCTGTCACGACAGGTCGACCCTCCTCATGCGTCCGGTGTCGGCCCAGCCGTGCACCTCAATGCGGATGCCGGCTTCGCGGACCCGTGGCAGCAGCTCGGACTCGGTGATCTTCTTCACCCTGGAGGCGACGTTGGACATGGAGGTGACCTGCACGCCCAGCACTTCGCCGCGACGGATGGCCAGCAGGTCGACGAAGTTCCAGAGGTCGACCTTCCAGACCTTGAGCTTGCCGGGCGCGCCGACCCGCTTGGTCTGCTCCACCAGCTCCACGTGGTAGCCCTCGGTCCTCAGCCAGTCGGTGCTGCGCTTGGTTGGTGATGCCTTGCTCAACGAATCACCCCTTGGAGGCGATCAGCAACGAGCTGCGCATATCCGGCTATGTCTGTCCACGAGTCGGCGTAGTCCGGGTCGCCGTTCACGATGCGGCCGATCTTGTGGCAGATCATCTCGAGGGCCTCGGTCTGATCGTCCTCGAGGATCTTGTTGTGCGCGGTCAAGTGCTGGTTGATCGCTTCCTTGAGCGCCTGCGTGATGCTTGCGTGGTCAATGAAGCGCCCATAGCGCGATCCGCGCTCGGCTAGTACTGCGTCGACGGACACCTTGGTCACTGCTTTCTCCTGTGCGCGAATCTCTTGCCGCGGCACTTCTCTCGTGCGATCGAGATGGCCCACGGACCCTTGTTGAGCCGGTACGCACTGTCGTGAGCGCACACCGGTGCATCTGCTTTGGCGTGCTCCGGGTACTCCTCCCAGGCAGGCGATCTAGGCAGGCAGTACAGACAGAGCCTGCAGTCCGGCTTTTCGTCGGCGGGCAAAACGGGCCGCTGAGGCTTCCGCTTGTGCTGGTACATCACTTCGTCCGTCCGCGTCCCGTGGCGAGCTTGTAGGCCCCTTCTCGTCGATCCTTGGGGCACTCATCCGACCCAGGCTCATACGAAAACTCGGCGCAGGGTCGTTTCGGGAGGGTTCGCCAGAGCGAGCACCACGTGCCGAGGGCCGACCAGGCCGAGTGCTGGCAGGACAGGCAGGTCATGCCGCGGCGAACCGGTTGACGCGCTCGAACCGCTCGGCCCAGTGCTCGGGTGGCGTGCGGCCAAGGTTGTGCAGTGCCCGCAGGGCCGTCGTCTCGGTCATCGCGGCGATGCCGTCTTCTCGGGCGTCGATCCGCTCGAGCACCCGGTACGCCCAGCGGGCCCGGTCGTTGCCGGCGGGCTGGGTGACGGCTGCCACCGCCTTGCGGGCAAGGGCGGCACCGGCTGCGATCTCCTGCTCGGTGCGGGCGGGGGCCGGCAGCGCATGCTGGTGCTCGGGCCTGCGCACGGAGTCGCGCACCAGGGCGACGAACTCGGGCAGCGTGGGCGGCCAGCCGTTGCCGTGCTCGGCCAGATCGCGCACCGCGTCGCCAACAGCCTGCAGCGGGTACTTGCCCAGCGCCTCGCGCCAGACCCGGTTGCGATCGTCGGGGTGGACGCCGCCCCAGGCCTGCGCGGTCTTCTGCGCGCCGTAGATCATCGTGAACCGGTCGAAGAGCCGGTCAATTGCGTGCGAGGGCAACATGAGCCGGCACCTCCATGTCGAGAATCGATTCGTCGATCCAGCGCCTGTTGCGGCCGGTGATCTCGGCGATCACCTCGGCCTGCTTCTCAAGCGCGGTCTTGTACGGCTGGGCCATCGGCCGCAGCGGCAGTCGCTCCTTGCGGACCCATGTGCGCCATGCCGCGGGCCAGGACTTCATCGTCGAGCCCTTGGCCAGGTGGTAGTCGCGGAAGGTGGCGGCCACGGTCTCGACCGCGAGGTCGGCGCGCTCCTGCCGGCACCAGTCGAATTCGTCCTGTCCCGGGAACCCATCCGGGATGGCTCGAGCACGGGGGGTCTTGGCAGCGTCAGCTGCGTTCTGCCCTCTCTCTTTTTCTCTTGGTTCTTGGTTACTGGTTCTTGGTTCTTGGTTAGGTTGAGGTTTTGCCACGACTGGTGAACGACTCGTGCACGACTCGTGGTCTTCTGAGCACGACTCGTGGTCGACTCGTGCACGTTTCGCCTGTTCCCTCGCGATGGAGACACGCCTGTTCGTTTCAGCCTTTGCGCGGTACTCGGCGATCTCTTCAGCGATCCGCTTCTGCACGTAGCGACCGTCCTCGAGGGTGAAGAACCGGCGCAGGACGAACTCGACCGCCTCGACCTCCTCCTTCGAGGACGCCCATGTCCACTCGATTGCCTCCTCGATGGTCGGGAACTGCTCACGGTCGTAGCAGCAGTCGATCAGCAAGTTGTAGACGCCGTGCTGCAGGATCGACAGGCGACCGGTCTTCTTCGCGTAATCGCCGAGGTTCCGCTTGTAGTAGTGCATCAAGCCGCCTCCCGCTGCACCAGCCGGTACTGGGCGAACCGCTTGCCGTTGGCTTCGACCTTCTCGGAGACGATCGTGTAGCCGGCCTGGCGCAGATCCAGGACACGGGCGGCCAGACGGAAGCAGCCGAACTCCCTCAGGGCGTCCATCGGCGTCAGTGGCCCTTGCTTGAGGGCGATCAAGATGCGCGCCGACTGGCTGCGCCGGTCTTCGTTTGGTTCGGTCATTGCGTCTCCTAGCCCGAAAGGACTAGCTGGGTTCGTTCAGCTACCGGCTGGCTCGTCTGGTGAGCCTGGGGTGACTAGACTGCTGTCTATGCGTACAGCACTCAATCGGGGTAGATGTCGGGCCGCAGGCGTTGCCTGGGGACACCTGTTGCCGCTTCCACGGCAAGGACGCGCTCTGCGGGAACGCGGTTCCACTGGTGGACCGTCGCCTTGTTCAGACCGAGCTTCGCCGCGAGCGATGCGTATCCGCCGGCCAGGGCAACGGCGGCGACAAGGGCCGGGCTGCGGTCTTGCTTTGATTTGGTTTCTTGTGTCATGCGTGAAGTTTGTCACAACCAAACTTACGCAGTCAAGAATTTCCCAACTTCGTAACCCCAGTTCTGGGTTAGGGTTTGGGTATGGACATAGGCGACCGCATGCTTAAGGCCCGCAAGCAGGCCGGACTGACTCAGCAACGAGTCGGTGAAGCCATTGGTGTCCACAAGTCGTCGGTCAGCCAGTACGAATCGAACCAGTCCAGGCCGACGCTTGAGAACCTGGTGGCGTTCTGCGAGCTGACCAACATCAGCCTGGATTGGTTGATTTTGGGCCGCGAGACGCCAAAAAACAGCATCGACAAGCGCATCAACGACCTGCCTGAAGCACTGCGCGAGTACGTCATGGAAGCTCTCAAGCTGGCCGAAAGCGCGAAGCAGGTGCTACCAGTTCAGTTCCTGCGCGCTCCTACATCCGAGACGTACCTGGAGTTCTCTGACCTGCTTGCCAAGCTCCCGAAGGACACCCGGAAGGTGGGTGGCTGAAAAAATTTTGCCGTCGAAGTTTGGTTTTACTTGACATCTAGTTTGGCGTTGCCATACACTCTCCTCCATGCCGCACCGCTTGCGGCTCGGAGGATCGATGAACAAGCAGACACTGGCAGAGCGCATCGCCGAGGCAATCCAGTACTCGGGCAAGCTGAACAAGCACATCGCGGTCGAATGCGGCGTCACGCCGGCTGCGGTGACCGGCTGGCTCAACGGCGACATCCAGAGCCTGAAGAGCCGCTCGGCCGCTCTTCTCGGTGCGGCGACTGGCTACAGGACCGAGTGGATCGTCTTCGGTAGCGGCCCTCGGATGCTGGACGACGAGAACGCGTCAGATCAGCACGAGTCACCCAAGACGCTCTCGTCGCAGGGAGACCTGCCCAGCCTGTCGCACCTCGTCATGGCCCTGAGCCTCGCCTCCCAGCTGCTCGACGAGCTCGAGCCGCAGATGACCGAGCGCCAGCGCACCTTGGCCGCACTGGTCACCGAGGAGCTGGCATGAGCGCCAGCCTCCAGATCCACGCCGACGACGGCCTGAGCATCTCGGTGCGAAACGTCTCGGTCGAGGGATGCCGCCCGTTTCGGATGCTGGTCCTGCAGGCCGGCGATACGCGGGTCGATGTCTTCCTCCCCTGGGACTACGTGCCGCACATCGAGCTGCCCGAGTCCATGCGAGCCGAGGTGGCTGCATGAACGCCCGCCAGATCCTCGAGCAGTCAGGCCGCGCCCCCGTGCTGG